ATACTGCAAAGCAAGGCAGTCAGTCGCCCCTGCCAACGGTTCCCGCCAAGGTAAAAGATTTTGACACGGCAATGACACAAAGCGCATTTTGGGCTTCTGTTAGATTGCTAACCGAAACCGTAGCGGCCATGCCTTTGGACTGCTACAAAACAAATTTAGATACAGGTGTTAAGGAACCATTCTTCGATTATGATTTATGGCGCTTGCTTAACTACAATCCCAATAGATACCAAACCCGAATAGAATTTTTTGAACAATTAATGCTCAATCTTGTAACGTGGGGCAACTCATACGCAGTGGTTGAGAAGATAGGCGGGCGAATTGTAAGCTTGCAGGTACTCCCCAGCTCATGTGTCGAGCCTTATTTACTACCAGATGGCACAAAAGTATTCCAATTTACCACGCAAAACGGTGATATTAAGGTGTATTCGCAGGAATCAGTATGGCATACGATGCTATTCGGCAATGGCGTGATCGGATTATCACCGCTTGGTTATGCAGGCAATGCGCTTGGATTGTCTAAAGATTTAAGCGAAAGACAGCAAAAACTAGCAGCTAATGGCGGTAAGACTAACGGAATACTGACTATTGACCAAGCAATGACCAAAGAACAAAAGCAGCAGGTTAGAGAATCCTATAAAGGGTTATCCGAGGGCAATGTTGACCAAATGATAGTACTAGAAGCTGGCTTCAAATACCAGCAAGCTAGTCTAAGCCCCACAGATATGCAGTTGCTAGAATCAAGACGCTTCTCAATAGAAGACATAGCCCGTTTCATGGGCGTGCCCAGTGTTTTGATAAACGATACAAGCGCCTCGACAACATGGGGCAGTGGTATCAGTGAGATAAACAGTGGGTTCTATAAGCTGAATCTAAAGCCGTACCTTGAACGCTATGAAGCAAGCCTCAAACGCTGGTTAATGCCTAAGACAGATTGGGAAGTTATCAGCTTAGAGTTTAATTTTGACAGCCTATTGCGTGCAGACATGGCAACTAGAGCGGAGTCACAAAGCAAGCTGGTGAACGCTGGCATACTCACACCAGACGAGGCACGCGCGCAAGAAGGCAGAGGCCCGAAAGCTGGCGGCGATACCATTTATTTAAACAGTACATTAGTTCCTGCGGGAACACAGCAGCAGGTGACACAAGATGGAAACTAAAAATCTAAGTCTTGCACAGACAGAAATTAAAATGGGCGCAGAGGGTGGTTTAACGTTTAGCGGTTATGCTTCTGTGTTTGAGGGGCTTGACTCATACGGCGACACAATCAAGGCGGGCGCTTATAAGAACACGCTTATTGATCGCGATAGACCAATACAGCTTAGATGGAACCATTTTGGGCCTGTGATTGGCAAGTTTACAGAAATGTACGAAGACGAAAAAGGCTTGTTCGTTACTGGCGAGCTAACAAAAGGCCATTCACAAGCAGAAGACACGGCGGCTTTATTGCGTCATGGCGCTATTTCAGGGCTATCTATTGGCTATGTTGTGAAGGATTTTAACCAAAACGGCGTAGTTAGAGAGCTTAAAGAAATAGAATTGCATGAAATTTCAGTGGTAGAAACACCAGCGGATAACGCCGCACACATTGGCAGCGTTAAAAGCGCGACAAAATTAAAAGACGTAGAGCAATATCTACGACTTAAAGGACTTTCACAGACTGAGGCTACAGAGATTGTGGCGACAGTCGGACGTATTCACGGAGAGCGTGAGGCATTGAAAGAAAAGGCAGTACAAGACAAAGCAAAAATCATTAAAAACTTTATCAAGGAGACATATAATGTCTGATTTAGAACTAAAAAGCGCTCTCTCTGAGATGCACGCAGAAATTGAAAAGAAAATGCAAGCGGTTACTGAGCAATCAGAAACTAAAGGCGCAGAATACAAGCAGTCTATCACTGACTTAGACGCGGCTATCAAGTCGTTAAAAGATGAGATGACAGACCTTGCACAAAAGCACGCAACGCCAGTTGAAGTAATCGAAGCCAAATCGTTCGGCCAGCAAGTACTTGAAAGTGATAGCATTAAATCATTCATTTCAGGTGAAGCGACACGCGGACGTGTTGAAATTAAAAACACTATTGTAAACAGTGGCCACAGCACATCTGTTTATGATCAATTATCCGGTGCAGTAGCAGGCGCGTTCCGTAGATTGACGGTTATGCCTACAATTATGCAGGGTGCGGCTTCTTCTAACTCGATCGAGTATTCAAAAGAGTCTAACTGGGTAAACGGTGCGGCTTCTCAAGTTGAAGGCGCAGCAAAAGCTGAAAGTACTTTAACGTTCGCAGAAGTTAGTGCACCAGTACGCACAATCGCCCACTTCTTGCGCGTATCTAAGCAGGCATTGTCTGACTCTACTTTTTTGGCTTCTTACATCGAAGCGCGTCTACGTCATGGCGTAAACAACAAGGTGGAAAGTCAGGTCATTAACGGCGATGGAACAGGTGTTAATTTGTCTGGTTGGTTGGCTACAGGTAACAACACTGTAATCTCACCAACGGGAACAGTTGATTACTTCGGTCTAGCTAACAAGCTTAAAATGGCTGTTATTGCTAACGATTACGAGCCTGATTTCTACTACTCAAACCCAGCGGATTGGGGCGCAGCCGAAACAGCACGCCGCGCATCTGGTGATAACGCGTTTGTGGCTGCATCTGGTGCGGTTAGCTATGTAAACAACGGTTTAACGCCGATGTTGTGGGGCTTGCCGGTAGTGCTTTCAAACAACGTGCCTTTAGGTACATTGATTTGTAAATCACGCGATGCAGATATGTATGCTTCTCGCGAAGGCACTGTAGTTGAAATGTTCGAGCAAGATGGTGACAACGTAGAGAAAAACTTAGTAACTGTACGCGCGGAAACACGCGGCGCAGAGCTAGTATTCACTGCATTGGCTATTTGTTCGGGTGATATTACTGGCATCACAGCCTAACCAAGACGGGGCGGCTACCATAGCGCCCCAGTTTTTAAGGACTAATCATGTATATCGCAAAGAAAGATTTTGTATCCTACACGCAAGGCCCGAAAAAGAAGGGTGAGCCAGTAGAATTCAATGAGGTTTTCTTGGAAGCTGGATTGATTGAAGAAGGCACAGCAAAGCCTGCAATTGAAACCAAGCCAGAGCCAAAAAAGAAGAAAGAAACTAAATGAAAACAGTAATCATCACGCCACCAGCAGCCGAGCCAGTAACTTTAAGCGAAGCCAAGGCACAGCTACGTATTGAAGACGCGTTCACGTTGGATGATGATTATATCACTGCTTTAATTAGTACGGCTCGCGAACGCTGCGAGAGTTATTGCAATCAATTTTTTACGGTTCAAAATATCAGTTTGCAATTTGACCTTGCGCCGAGTGGTTTAATTAATATTCCGCACGTCGGTTTAACGATTACAAGCGTAACTTATATCGACTCTGACAACGTAACGCAAACACTTACCTTCGATGGCAATACATTAACATTCCTATAGAGAGAATTATGTCTACTATAAATATTAAAGAGTTACCTGTAAGAGAACCTGCTATAGGTGATAAGAGACTTACAGTAGCAGGGGATAACCTAGTACTCACTACCGACCCCAACCCAACTTCAGAACAATCTGACTGGGACACTACTACACTTTCAGACCCATCATTTATAAAAAATAAACCGACCAACTTAAGTGATTTTAATAACGATCAAACTTTTATACCAGAAGCACCAGAAGATGGTGGTCAGTATGTACGGAAAGATGCAGATTGGAAAGAGATTGTAGTAGAGCAAATTGTAGTAGAGCAATCTGATTGGGACGTTACAGATACTGAGTCTGCGGCGTATATAAAAAATAACCCGAACAATTCAGATAAAGTGAGTGTTGGTCTTAATAGTGGTACAACTAATCAAGGTACTAACTCTGTAGCTATTGGTAAAGACTCTGGTCAAAGTAATCAAGGTACTGGTTCCGTTGCGGTAGGCTATAACGCTGGTAATATTAGTCAATCAGGGACTGCTGTAGCAGTAGGTAATGATGCGGGTCAAACCTCTCAAGGTATTAGTGCTGTTGCTCTTGGTAAAGGAGCGGGTAGGACTTCTCAAGGTGATTATGCAATCGCCATAGGCGACTCTGCTGGTGATAGTCTACAAGGTGCTGGCGCTATCGCTATAGGGCTAGCTGCTGGAGTATCTAGTCAAGAGGCCCAAGGTGTACACATTAAGACAACAGACTTCGATATGGAGTACCTGCCTTCAACTAAGGGCTTAAACTTCACTAACGCAAATGGAGACTTAGACTTCACAATCAACGGTGAGCCTGTAGGAGGTGGTGGTGCAGGAGATAGTGTAGCGGGTAAAACAGGTGTAGTAGTCCTGAATAAAACAGATGTAGGACTACCTAATGTAGATAACACGGCTGATATAGATAAACCTGTATCTACAGCAACAGGTACAGCACTGAATGGTAAGGTAGATAAAGATGGTGCTAAAGTCCTAACCACTAACGACCTTACAGATACCCTTAAGACTAAATTAGATGGTATAGCGTCGGGCGCTCAAGTCAACGAAGTGACTACCACACAGCTTAATGCTAAAGAAGATGGTCTAGGTAATCCAGTAAGTAATGGACAAGTACTTACCTCTCAGACTGATGGTACTAGAAGCTGGGCAACCCCTGCTTCATCAGGTGAAGCAAATGTAAAAGCTGATTGGAATGAAGCTGATAATACATCAGATGCATTTATAGAGAATAAGCCCACTATTCCAGCCCCTGTAGATATAAGTGGTAAGGAAGATTCCTTAAATAATCCTACAACTGATGGATACATATTAGCCTCTCAAACAGATGGGACAAGAAGCTGGGTGTCACCTACTTCTGGGGGTACTAATGTAAAAGCTGATTGGAATGAAGCTGATAATACATCAGATGCATTTATTGCCAATAAACCTACAATACCTGTAGCGGGTGAAGTAAATGTGCAGTCAGATTGGAGTGAAGCTGATGATACCTCTGATTCATTTATCGCTAATAAACCCACTATTACAGATTACTCAGGTAAAGAGGATGGTCTAGGTAATCCAGTAAGTAATGGACAAGTACTTACCTCTCAGACTGATGGTACTAGAAG